TTACGAAGTTCACTTTCTGTTTTTTGCACTTTATATTTTTTACTTGGGTTTAATGAATCTAAATTTAATTCGCTACCCATGTATTCATATGTAGTTGGAACAGCTGCAATACATTTACCATGCAGATTTCCATACTCATCAACAACTTTATTTGGGCTTAGCTTAACCGCTCCATCAATAAAATTTGTCATATTTGTTTTTTCTCCACTGGATCATAATTTACATTTTCAATTAAACTGACCATTGTGCATCGGCAATTAATATGTGCTCTACCCGGAAAGAGATGCGTTTCTTGATTCCAAGTAGCACCTTCTTCATATGTATAAATTCCTTCACCATAACCGATATCCTGTTTAGATATCTGATAGCATTTAATTTTAGCATTAGGATATTTACCACTAGGTTTGCCAGAGACCCGATCATCTCTTGCAGTTTGGTAGTAAAAAAATTTAACCCCAGCCTGCTGTGCTCGCTTTTTGGTAACTGCTGAATTAATTTGGGCGTATTGGTCTCTAGCAATCAATTTAGCCCGTTTTGCATTAACATCGGGTAGATTTTCCGACAATTCTTTTTCTATTGCAGATGGAAGCTTACCAGCGTTCATACCAGAGTTGATAATTCTTTGAGCTGTCTGGATGTTCTCATCTGTCATTCTAGTAATTAATGACGCAATTTCTAAAGTTTTGTTTTTGGTAAAATCCACCAGCTTATCTTGTTTAATTATCTTTTTGCGACTAATTCCAATGTGCTGGTTGATATCTTTAACAAACGCCCTAGTTGATTCTTGCTCTGATAATTGAGTTGGCATAGCAAGTTGATTATAAACTTCTTTTTTGTACTTCTTGCTTGCTCGTTCCGTGAATACCGCACCAAAGCTTTGAAATACATATTTTTGTAATTTTTTTTCTGAAATTCCGTTATTTGATCTTGTTTTAAAGTCTTGCATTATTTTAGATACAGCATCATTTGTTTCTTTAAAGATAGATTTAATAGTTTTAAATAGGCTAAGCTGCCCTCTTTTAATCATTTTCCGCTTGCTCTTTGGCTTTTTCTTGAGCTACTTCTTCATCTTTTAAGCGTTCATCATCAAGATTTTCTGCTTCTTCTGCCTCTTTTATATCTTCATCATTAATATTTATATTAGTCTTTTCTTTTAGCGTTTCCAATACGCTTTTAGCTGTTATTAAACCGCTGTTATATAAATTAATTAAAGTATTAGTAGTAGTTTGATCTAATTCTGCTTTTTCTTTTGGATTAGATTGGAATAACGGGTTAAAATCATAATCTAAATCATCATAGATTTTGCCATAAGTTTGAAGTTGCCAGATAACCAATAATTTATCCAAGTTGCTTCTCATTTTATTTTGCATATCTGCAACAGCTGCAAGATACGATTGCATGTCTTGAGAACCGCCATTTAGAAAACTACCCGGAGTAGGTGATCCAAGAAAATAAGTTAGTGGATAGCCTTCTTGAATCGTTATATATTGAATCATCAACTCCATGGTTTCTTTGTAACCGCTTAAATTAGATATGACTCGCTTATAATCAGCATCTCCAGCAAGAAAGACAGCGTCTTGTTCATTTTGCAACCTGTTAAATGATTCAATCAAGCTTCTTGCTATATCACAACCATCACCACCTAGATTGTCTATGCTTTTGTTTATATATATGTCGGTATTAGATTTTTTGATAATTTTAGATAATTGCACCATTACATCATCAAACTGTTCTATTTGTGCGTACAATTGAGGCGGTATAATGCTACGACCCCAACCTAAGTAATGATTGCCAGATAAAGAATTATTATTATTAAAACTAGAATATGAAGTAAGCAGATCTGGTGAAAGCAATTCGGAACCATGAAATTTAATTATTCTACTTCTGTGAATCTTATTGCCTACGCCTTCATTATTGCCACTAGGGTTAGATGAATTAGTAAATTGTATATAATAGAACTCTGAGTTAATCAATTCGGGGTCTAATATATCATATTGAATGTTACCGCCTAAATTAACAATTTCAGAGTTAAAAACATGGTATATGATTTGAGATTCTGGAGTTACTAGTTCTGGTATAAATTCATCTGTTAGTGGCTTATTTGGTTCTACAATTACAATTGCAGCACCGCCAAAGATTCGAGCTTCTATTGTTGCTCTTTTAATTAGGTCTAATAGGTTTGATTTTCTAAAGTCAATGTTTAAATCGGTTGCATCTGATGATTTAAAGTTGATGCCATTACGAACAGCATCATTAATCTTTTTAGTAACTAAGGTTTGAGCAAATGCAGAAGAAGAATAGATCTGCCACTTATCTGAATAACGCTGATTGTATTTAGAATAAACAGATTGATTGAGATCATAATAATGGCTTGAGCCTCTGTATCTACTATCGCCATAAATAGCAGAAATATTATTATTATTGCCTTGCTTTTTGTTTTGTTTGTTTTTCTGCTTTTTCTTGCTCATGGTTTTTGTATTCCTTAGCTACAGCTTGGACTCATATCGCCTCATCACTTTGATATCGTATCCTACCCTCCAAGCCATAAACAAATTATGACTTATTTTTTAGTTTTTGTTTATAAAAAGTTTACAAAAATGTATATTTTCAGTAAATTACTTAAAAATAAGTAATTTACTACAAAATGTTTCTAAATTTTAAAAACCTAATGAATTCATCAAATTCTTTATTAAATGTTTTTTTAACTTTGTTTTTTAAATTAGCAACATCATTTCTATCAATGTTATAGCTTTCTCTTTTAGCAGTATCCCAGCATTCTGTCAACGAATAAATAATTAGCATTTCTTTAGAGGTTATCTTGATTCCATCAACATAGTAACTTGGTAAGCTGCTTAAGTTATAAAACGCATTGAACATACTCTCTTTTTTACGCAACAATTGAGTATCGCTATCATGATTTGCTTTTAGTTTAGCAAAACTACTGTCATTAATTGGAATTATCGCATCTGCAATTCTAGATTGATCTATCGATTTAAGCATATTGAGACCTTCATAGCATAGTTGATGGATGGTTTTTTCATCACTGCAACTAATGTTGGTAGCCTTTAGACACACACCAATGTATCCACTACGAACCTTAACAAATTTAACCACATCAGGGTAATCTTCATTTACACTAGGATCAGATTCAAAGTAAGGTCTTGCAATGTCTTCCCAGCCAGTATCGCTAGTCATGGAATATTTGTCGCAAATAACAGAGGCTAGATTTGTGTTGTTGTTTAATACATCCATATCAAATATCGCCTTGTTCCATGCTTTGCACGAGGAACCATGCAGAAATTGTTTTTTTTCTACATTATAATAAGCTAATGATGCCAAATCAGCATTAATATTTTTTAGCTGTAATTTTCCTAATATAGTGCTAGCAATAGTCGAGGTAACGCTCAGTGCTTTTTCTTGTTTTAAATTCATAATACATTCTCCCTATATTGTATTAAGCTGTATTATAAATGAATTATAAATTTTAGGCAAAAAAAAAGGCTTCGACTGCAAACAAACGAAA